GTCAATGCGAACCCTTGTTGTACCACCTGTTTTCAAAAGGATTGAATTATTAGCAGGGTTATCAATTTCACAACGACTGCCTGTTCCTCTTATGTCTACTGCATCTGTTGCTTCATTATAGATATTTACACCACCTGATAGGAAGAGGTCTTGGAATCTTGCACCACTAGCACCTAAACTTACACTGCCATCTTTATCTGCACCTGTTGAAGTGCAAGCAGTAATATCAGCATTTTTAAATTTTAATCCTGAGTCATTTGATGCCATATAAGGTCTAGCATTGTTAATGCCAATACTTCCTCTACTAACACCAGAACCTAATAAAGCAATAATTGCTCCATCATTACCACGATTAAATATAGCTGTGGTTGCATTTGATATACTTGCCTGTATTGACCCTACAGCAGAAAGCTGTGAGCCTGACGCATCATTATTATCAGCAGGATTTGCAGTAGTAGTACCCACCAACACGTTACCGCTGCTGTCAATACGCATACGTTCGTTACCTGATGCTCCACCACCTACATGAAATCTTATAGTTCCTGAATTGTAGTTTATCATATACAAATCGCTTGTACCAAAATCTCCAATTAAATTTTTAGAAGTTGATGTTCCAAAACCAATATCTCCTAAAACACTTAATTTTCCACTTTGTATTTGACTAGTAGTACCCACCAACAAGTTGCCTGATGAGTCTATTATCATCCTATCCCAAGCTGAATTTGTTCTAAATCTTAAATTATCTGAAGAATGGTCATATCCTATAGCACCTGCAGCACCATCATCGACATCTGCAAAAAGAATGTGACCTTGACCTGCGTTAGAAGAAATTATAGACATTCCATTGTTATCATCTTCTAATACAAGAAGGTTTCCAGTAGAACCTGCTGATGTTCTACCTGTCTGTGTGTCTGAAATATGTAACTTAGCAAATGGTACAGTTTCATTTATACCCACATTCTCACTTGAATCAATCGTGATAGCTGTAGCATCAGCATTGTCATCTATACCTAATGATGTAAATGTACCTGCAAAACTAACGTTACCATCAAACGTACCACCATCTGCCTTGCTTACTGTGTCAGCTACAGAGAATACATCGTAGGTGATTATCTCAACAATATCATTTACGGCTGCACCTACACCTAATACAATAGATGTACCACTTGTGGCAGTGTAATCTGCATCACCTAACTTGACACCATTTACATATACATCAACGTAGTTACTGTCTCTGTAACTTAAAGAAACACCTTCTGACCCTGCACCACTAAATGTAGTCTGTGAAGCAGTTGCAGTGTATGTATGTTTTTGTCTAACTCCATTAGAAGGGGATGCTCCTATGTATGCCATTTACCAAGATACTCCTGTTGCTGTTATAGGTGTTTGTGATTCAGTTATTTGATTAGACACATTTAACTGAGAATTAGCTATGCCATCTGCACCTAGCTTGTCCTTTACCCATTGTATTGCATCGGCTTCTGTTACAGAACTAAATTCTTGAAATGGTTGACTGCCAAGTTCAACACCAATAGTTTCGCTCATAGAGCCAGTATATTCTGTGCCATCTACTGTTTCTGTGCCATCTAGTTTATATGTTATTTGTGTTATAACATCAGACTTATCACCCATTGTTATTTGTCTTTCCATATCAACTATTGACCAAGTGTATGTTATTGCCACTTTATAACTCCTTTAAGTTAGGCTACTAGCATCATCACGTTGTTTTCGTGTTTGATAATCGCTCCTTGCTGTTACAAGTGCAACAAAGTCTGCTTGATTAGATGGTATGCTATCTGTGAAGCTACTGTCATTCATTAGCTTTGTAGTCCACTCTTGTTGAAATCTTTTCCAACAGTTGTTTATCTTTCCATCAATAGCACCTTGTATCCAATCATCTATCCCTGCATTGTCTGTGTCGTTATACAAATCATTAGATAAAATCTTCTGCTGTAAATATGTTAATGTTATTGTTTTTGTATGGTCTGCCATTTTATAACTCCTTTATGTTACGTTGTTTCACTTTGGCTAATTAGCATACTAGATGCCCTGTAAAATAAGACTCTGCATCTATATCAGTTTGTTGTACTCCACCTGCTTGATACATTGTAACATACGCAGTATCACCAGCATCCATATCTGCCAAAATTGAAACATCTAGATTATGATAGGCTAAGTCTTGGCTATAACCTCTTGGGTCGTGTGTATGGTAATATACTCTATTTGAAGTGCGTAGTTGTGTTTGATAATATCCCGGTCCTGTGTCAAGGTTATCCAATAAAAGTAATACATTTAATTGATATTTACCTGTTACTGGTGCAGTAAATGTATATGTAGAATTGTTATAATCACTATTTTGGTCATATAATTCTGTTGCAAAAAGCACTGTAACTTGACTGGAAGGTGCAATGTTACTTTGTTGACTAGTTACTTTGGCACTAAAAGCAGGTTGACTTGGCATAGTTACATGACCATATTGGTCAATCCTCATTTTTTCTGAAGGACTGCTAGTAGAAGCACCAGTTTTAAATACAATACCTGCTCCAGTTGAACCAGTATTGTTACCACCTGATAACTCAATCGTGCCACCCTTGTTTGTACCACCACCATACATTGTTAAAGTTCCAGCAGAAGAACCAGTATTTATAGAAGTGCATTGTATTCTATCCTTAAACTGGGCAGCACCATCAATTCCCATATTAAGGGTAAGAGCAGTTATAGTAGAACCATCATAAAATCCTTGAAAAACTATGTCTCCATTATTAATTTCTGATTTTATTACAAAGTCATCACCACTTTTAAATACTTTTCCATAAACTGTTCCAGTATCTTGAAAAACTATATTTGCACTTTCAGCATCTAATCTTAGGTTTCCAGCAACATCAATAATTGCATCAGCAGATAGTTTTATATCATGATTAAATATAGCAGTTCCTGCATTAGACATATCAAGTGTAAGGGCAGTAACACCAACACCACCATCATTACCTTGAAACATAATGTCTTTATCTTGAACTGATGATTGTATAACAAAATCACTAGATTCATTACCAAACAAACCAAATTGAGTTCCACCATCTGATAATCTTATTTGAGCATCATCAGCATCAAGAATAATATCTCCTGCTACATCTAGTGTTAAATCACCACTAGTATTAGCTATGTTACCAGTTACTTCAATGCCTGATGAGGTGGTGGTTAGTTTTGGTACATTATTATATCTTAATTGTACTGCGTCACTCTCAAACATGAATGCCATAGTTTGTGACCCAGTTCCATTCATAAACTGAATGTTAGTTCCTCTTAATTGAAGATTGCCAGTACCAACATCAGCTATAATTGAATTATTGACATCATGATAAATCTGCAAGTCATCATCTGCACCAAAGATAGCTTTATCGTTGTCACCTAGATTAAGGTTAGCCGACAAAGTTGTTTCACCTGTTACACCAAGAGTACCACTAAACTGTCCTGTTGTCGTATCAACAGCAGTTGCAATTATATCGGCAGGTTTTTTTCCTACGTATCCCATATTATGTTATCTCCAAATAACTCGTTACTACGTCTACAGAACTAACTGCACTAGAAGTTATTTGAATTGCATCAGAATCATTAAGAACTACCTTTTGGTCTCCACCTACAACAACTAACGAAGACCCTACAGGAATAGGTGCATCCTTAACTAAACGAGCAGTTGCTCCACCATTTATATTTAATTCTGCATTGACAGTTATTTGTGAAGTTGTTATGTTTGATAGACTTAATCCTATAACTGTAGTTGAGGTACTCGCAGGGCATACATATGCATTAACAGGAGATGTTCCTATTCCTGCAACTGCTGAAACTTTAAAACTATTTGGCATGACATTTCCTTATTATTATTATATTATACTTGATGTTCTATCCTAATGCAATAGCAAATGCAAGAGCTGCACCACTTGTGTTGCCTATACTTGTTGCCATTGTAGAACTAAGATTTGCAACTACAGTATTTATAGAGGTAATTGCATTGGCATTGGCTGTAATATTGGTATTACTATTATTAATACTTGTTGCCATTGTAGAACTTAAATTGCCTACAACTGTATTAATACTTGTTACTGCATTTAAATTAGTTTGTGTTAATGCACTTACATTAGCTATAGAAGTTGCCATAGTTGCAGATAAATTGGTAACAACAGTATTAATAGAAGTTATAGCATCTAAATTAGTTTTTGTTAAGGCACTAACTGCAACTGCTAAATTATTAACAGAAGTTATAACAGTATTAATACTTGTAATTGCATTAATATTAGTTGTAACATTTGCATTTGTATTATTAATACTTGTTGCCATTGTGGCACTAAGATTTGTAACAACACTATTTATACTTGTAATTGCATTTACATTAGTTTGTATTGTATTATTAATTGAAGTTATTACTGGACTTGTAATATTTGTAGCACTGAGAGTATCAATTACATTTATATTAGTTGCATTTAAAGAGCTAACTGAAACACTATCAAAAGTTAAGTTACCTGCAGTTAAGTCGGTTATACTTGCTTTTGTTGCTCTTAATATACTTGTTTCTACTGTAGTTGCAGTTACTGTTGCTGCAGTTATTTTAGTTCCTACTGTAAGATTATTTAGAGTTGCATTAGTTGCACTAACTGCTTTCATGTTAGTTGTACCTGCAATAACTACGTCACCACCAATAGACGTATTATTTTCTACTGTAAGTGAAGAGCCATTAAAAACTCCACCTATAAATGAATTTGCAGAAACTGTCGTTGCAATAGTTACATCAACAACTCTACCATAGCTATCAATGTTAAACTTACCTAAAGGTCCATAAGTTGCAGAAGTAAGACCTGTCGTTGCAAGAGTAATTGTAGGATTACCTGCAACACCATTTGCATTGCTTATAGATATAGGACTACTTCCTGTAAGAGTTCTACCTGCAAGAGTTCCTGAATCACCTACTATAATTCCTGTAAGACCTGATAAATCTGCAATATTATTTAATGCAGTTACATTTGCAGTTAAGGCTACTCCACCTATTTGAAATGTACCATTTACATTTACTTTATCTGTAGCTAGTTGTAGTGGGGTTGTATTACCTGCTCCTGTTTCTACAGTTATTAAAGTACTACTTAAATCTGAATTACTTGTATTAACTTGAAGTAATTGTTTATAAGTATTTGCAATTTTTTGTCCTGTAAAATTACTCATATTGTATTCCAATCATTGTTAGTATCTTCCCAATTTTGTTCTAATGACTCCCAATTAGATTGTATATCTGTTCTAGGGTCAGGTCGTGAATCTCTAATAAAAAAATTTTCTTGTATTCGTGGACTTTTATTTTGTGGATGGTTTTTTAAATCATATGCTCCATCATAATCTTGAGGACATACCATTGTTCCATAACTAGTTTTTTTAAGTTGTCTTAATTTATACCTAAAACCACAAGTATCACACAAACCATATACATTTTTATTTGTTGCCATTATATACTAATCTTTGGTGTTATAAAAAGACTTGCTCTTTCTCTATCTTCAGTTAAAGCTCTTGCAAGTCTTTCTTCATATTCTGTTTTAATCATTGCAATTCTATTCATATCTACATTAGGTCTTTTCATTGACATATAATAAGCAACACCTGCAGTTAAACATGGTAAAAACTTTCTTGAAATATCTGCTGTCTGTACTGCAGACTTATTAACATCCTGCATATATCTTATAAGTTCTACCTTTACTTGGTCTGTAGAATTTTCAGGTAGCGGCCAGAGGTACACTTCAGGATTATCCCTTTCATGTCTTACTGCATACTGAGTAGGTCTACCTGTTTGTTTCTTGTTAGGTATCTTTAAATATTCCTGCATAGAAATACGTTCTAATTGTATATCAGTATTGTCTCTACTAACCACTGCTTCTAATACATCAATACTTGAGCCTGCTAATGCATAAGCAGTTGTGCTTACAGCAACTGTAAATACAGAAGTTTCAGCAGTCCATAACATTATGTCTCTATTTTGCCAATCAGATAGTAATAAGTTAATTGACCTTCTTGCAGATTTAGGTTCATGTCCTAGTGTAGGCTCACCACCTATCATTTCCATTGCTTCTTGAATGACTTCATCTATGTCCATAGAAAAGTCATATGTGCCTGATGTACTCATTATAATTTACCTTTTGGTTTTTTTCTTTTTAATTTTTTTAACAGCAGGCTTTTTTATTTGTTGTGAAACATTACTTCTACCAATAGCCATTACTTACCTCTTAGCCAATCATACCACTTTCTTTTATGCTCTTCTGATTCCTTTAACGTGCTTTTGATTCTTAGGTGGTGCTTTTTTGCTTTTGCCTTTTCCTGCCCATAGTTTTTTATCTGCCCAATAAGCTGCTGACATCTTACCCTTTTGTATATTTTTTTTGTGGCGAGCCTTAAAACTTTGTCTAGCTTCTGGAGAATAATTGTGACCCATTGAAGAATCACCATAGTGTATA